AAATTCAACTGTAAATCTTTTGTTATATCCTGGTCTAGTATATTGAACATGATATCTTTTACCTGAACCAATAGTATCAAATACTTTTATGTATTGATTTTCTTCTCCTGGTAAATTTTTTAAATTAAGTCTTTTACCTGCATAACCAGGTCTAGAGCCATCTAAATTAGGTTGTACTGATTGAGGAACATTTCCTCCTTTATTAAAGTTTTTTCTTTCTTCTGGACTATAAGTTTGAATAGTGTCATCAATATATTTTAGAATGTCCATAACTATTCTCCTAACAAGTAAGCAAGTCCACCTGATTTAAATCCTTCTTCTTCATCAACAAGTTTTTTAAGTTCAGCATGGTCTTTATCATCTACATAGAAATTAAGATCTTTCATTTTACCTTCTTGATCAGGAGTAACAGTTGCTTCTTCATAATCTATTGATTCAACTTTTTTTTGAGATTTAGTTCCTTCGTCAACAACATCCGTTTTTTTAGTAACTACTAATTCAACTTCTTTTGAGTTTTCATAAGGTCCTAAAGTATCAGTTTTAATTCTAAAACCATCAGGTGTTTCATAAAGTTCAACTCCTTTGTAAGTCTTGACTGTTTCTCTCTCAATTGTACCTGCTTGTTTAGTGATATCTTTTCCTTTAGCTCTAATGATATTAGCTAAATCAAAAACATAAGACGGAGGAGCATTCTTTACTGTTTCAGCAGCTTTAACAACTTTAGCAACATCCTTTGCTTTCTCTCCACTTTTTAATAATCCACCTAAACCTGTTTTGACAGCAACTCCTGTAGCAGCTCCACCACCTAAAATTTTTAAGAAGGCTCTTCTAGCTTTATCAATACCACCAGCCGAAAAACCTATTCTGCCACCTTTTGCATTTAATTTTCTAGGTTTGCCCGTCATTGGATCAATTGGAATTTCTTGTTCACCTGTAACAATGTTTTTCCCTGTTTTTATATTAGTCGCACCTTTAAAATTTGCTGCATCTCTTTTTACTTCCATTAAATAATCATATGCTTCATCATATAAATCTAATTGAGTCTTTTGTGGTAAATCAGAATATTCTGTTTTGTATCTAATTTCAGAGAGCATATCTGCTAACTCGTTAGCTTCATATTTAGTATCTTCACCAGTCATTCTAAAATCTATTTCTTTGTAAGCGTCTTCTAATTCTTTTCTACCTTGTTTTTCAACTTGATATTCTGAATACATTTGTTGTTCATAATCTTTTTGTCTTTTAACTGCAGCTTCTGCTTCTTCCACGGTTCCTTTATCCATCCAAGTTTCAGAGTCTCCTAATATTTCTTCATAATCTTCAATCTCATCATCAGTAAGTAATCTTGATTTATTTTTTCTTGGGTGAATACCTGTTTTTTCAATTTCTAATAATTCATCAAAAGATTCATTTCCAAACAATTTTACATCTGGAAATTGTTTTTGCATTTCTTCGTAATTAATCTTACCTGGTTTTGTTTTTCCTTTTGTTAAGTTAGACATAATACCTTTAACTTCTTCATCAGAAGGCATCCAACCGCCAGGTTTACCAAACGGAGATTCTGGTCTTGGTGTAAATGGAAGTATCTTTTCTGCTTGTCTAGCTTCTTCTTGAGCTTGAAGTTTTAATTTTAATAAGTCCATTCCTTCAGGTTGTCTGCCTGTTCGCTTTACAAACTGTCCGATTAAGCTCTCATAGATTCTTCTAAACATTAATAATATACCCTCTTACGTTGTGGCTGTGGTTCTTCCTTATAATCATCAGGATGTAATACGAATCCACCTTGCCTAAATCTCATAATGGCTTGGGTCGTTGAATCCACCAAGTCATCATTATCACCAAATGGGAATGCTGCGCACTCCTCAATGACTTCCTCTGCAAAATCTTGCATAGGTGCCCATATCATACCAGATTCAAATAAAGGTGCAACAGAATTTACTCGTGTATGCTTATCATTTCCTTTTGATGGACTAAAGTTTACCACAGGTATACCCATTTTTCTTAATTCATCTGTAAGTGGTTGACCAGATGCTTTTGATTCAATGATGACTGTATCAGGATCCCAATACTTCCATTGTTCATAAGCAGTTTGTTTTAATTCAGGAAAATCCCATCTACCTTTTTGACAATCCAATAATATTAAATTAGCAGGACTATCATCGTTTTCATAAAATACTCCCCACGTTGTAATGGCAGAATAATCTGCAGATTCTTTTTTACTAAATGCGGTATCATAAGATTGTATGACGTGTTTAAGTGCAGGTATCCAATCTTTATCCCAACGTTGCCACCATTCACGTTTGATGATTGCTCCTTCTTCTGAAGTTGGGTTTTGCATATATTGCGCATTCCACTTTGTGATACCAGCAGATGCTTTAACAGCTTCTAGTTCTTCCTTCTTCCAATACTCTGGCCATAAGGGTTTACCTGATGGAAGTATGGCAGGGAATTCTATGATATCCCATTGATCAGCTTTAGCCTCTCGCTGCGCGCCTAACAGTTTACCAGTTAGATCTTTTGTATTCCATCTTGTCATAACCAAGACGATTGATCCGCCAGGCTGTAAACGTTGACGAGGTCCTGATGTATACCATTCATAAGTTCTTTCCATCGCATCTCGGTTCATTGCATCTTGTTCAGTGTGCGGGTCATCGATGATTAATAAATCTGCACCCCTTCCAGTAATTGCAGAACCTACTCCAGCTGCGTAATACTCGCCACCATCAGATGTTTCCCATTTACCGGCAGCTTGAGAATCTTCCCTTAGTCTAGTTTTAAAAACAGATTGATACTCTGGACTATCTAAAAGTTGTTTTGCTTTACGACCGAATCTAACGGATAGTTCCGTGGTGTTAGTTGATTGAATGATTTTAAGTTTAGGATTACGACCTACCATCCAAGCGGGCAGCAGGAAGCTGGCGAACTCAGACTTCGTATGTCTAGGTGGCATATTAATAATTAATCTTTTTAATTTGCCTTCAGCAATCTGATTAAATTTTTCTGCTACAACTCTGTGGTGATTACCTTCAATAAAATCAGGCCACATATGTCTTACGAAAGACATAAAATCAGAATGTATTTTAGATTCCTTTTTCTTCTCTGTATATTTTTGAAAAGTTTCTAAGAATTCTTTTTGAACGTCAGTAGGTAATTTCTTTATCTTTTCTAAGTCGATTTCCATAAAATTTTTGCAAAATTTTTTTAGGTTTAATTTTGGAACCAAAAACAATTTAACGCTTATTTAAGTCTAAATCAAGGTGTAAAGGTGAATCTGTAGGGACCCCTTTTATGTTGTAGTAAATAACTTGTTTAGATTAAAAGTAATTTGAGTTTGGCTTGGGACCTCTCTTGATCCCCGCCGCCGAGGGCCGAAGGCCCGAGGCGCGAAGCGCGAAGCGCGGCGCCCGTTAGGGCGCCGCTCAACTTTAGTCTAGCAATGTCATATAGGCTGATGGATTAAGTCTACTAAACTTGTCTAATCCTTTCTGTAATGTTTCGTAGTCCTTGTTTTCTTCTGCTCGTTTAATGTTATCATAAAGCACAGCCTCGGCTTTAGTTAACATCTCAGATTCCCCTGAGTATGGGTTAGTTCTTTTGTGGTCTCTTATATCATCTATTGTTATTGTTAGTGCCATATGTTTCCTTTCTGTTTATATATAGGATAATATATTATCTATTTACATTGTCAACACTTTCTATAACTGTTTCAGTATATGCCGGTCTAGTTCCCCAATTATATTCTTCAGCGGGGTGTTGGACTTTCTTAACCTCAACCGGAGTTTCTAGTGGCTCGAGTCTCGGTGCTATTGCAATGAAAGCTCGCAAATGTTCATTGATATAATCGTGCAAACAAGTGTTGCCACAAAAATAATTCCATTTACTTTCAACTTGGCTTTGATACCAACGCACTCGTCTTGTTCTTATTACCTTAGAACCTTTCACACCTCGGACCCTATCTTGTGTTCTTTTTTCGTGGCAGTATGGTCCTTGGCACCAACTATAATCGCTCATAAAAATAACCCCATATATACTATTGATATTAAAATAACTAATACTCC